TGGAAACTCGTTGTTGATTGTTGATACCCCACTAAACGCAACAAACAAGCAAGCACTTGCTGACGCAGTACAGCCTTACACCAAGTCTGGTTACGCAGCAGTTTACGGTCCAGCAATGAAAATGTTTGACCCAACAAAAACTGGTGCTGCCGCTATCCGCAATACCTACCCAGGTGGTGCGGTTCTTGGTGCAATGGTTCGTTCAGAAGTAACCCGTGGTGTTGCTAAAGCACCTGCTGGCTATAGTTTGGACATCCGAAACGTGTATGGTTTGGTAGCAAACCTTACAGAAACCGAACAAGGTAACTTGTACAAGGATAGCCAATTAAACCTCTTTAACGTAGTTCCAGGCGTTGGAGTAATTATCAATGGTTCTCGCACCTTGGCACGTAATACTTCTGAGAAGTACATCACAGTTCGCCGTTCACTTAATTACCTTAAGGACCTTCTTAAGGAAAGCACTCAAAGCGCTTTGTTTGAACCAAACGATGAGCGTTTGTGGGCAGACCTTACGGTGCGTGTTTCTTCACTCCTGAACACCTTCTGGGCTTCAGGTGGTTTGAAGGGCCGTACTTCAACGGAAGCATTCTTTGTCCGTTGTAACTCAACTAACAACACGCAAAACGATATTGAAAACGGAACAGTAAACATTGAGGTTGGAGTTGCATTGCAGTCACCAGCCGAATTCATCGTAATCACCATCAGTCAATGGACTGGTGGAAGCACCGTCACCACGAATATCTAGGAGATATCAATGGCAACAAGAACACAGAGGACCGACCCTCTACGCAACTTTAAATTCACAGTACGCTTTACACCTATTGGTCCAGCCTTGACTAACTACCTAACTGGTATTGGTGACCTTGGCTTTGCTCAAGTAGGTGGACTCTCAGTTCAGAACGAACTGATTGCTTACCGTGAAGGTGGGATGAATACTCACCCACACAAGATGGTTGGGCAGTCAGACTTCCCAGCAGTGTCATTTGCTCGTGGTGCTTTTGCGTCACAAGACCAACTTTGGAAGTGGACCAAGTTCATGCATGCATGGGTTGGTGGAACAGGTACAGAAGGTTTTGACCAAGGTGCTAAGGGTGACGAAACTAACTACCGTTGTGACGTAACCGTTAAAGTTTACGACCACCCATACACAGCATCTGGTGTTCAGTACCAGTACGACAACACAGCAGACAGAAACGTAATACCAGGAAACGTAAAGTTGGCATTTAGGTTGTACAACTGCTGGCCTGGTGCATACGGTCTAAGTGACCTGAACGCTGGAGACAACGGAATTATGATTCAGCAAATGAACCTTCACCATGAGGGTTTCCAAATTGCATGGCAACCTGAAGAAATCTCTGCATTGACTGGTGAGCAGGCACTGCTAGCATAATTAAACTTAAGTAATTAAAAAAAATACAAGTAGGAGAAAACATGGATAACAACGCACAAGCAATGTCGCTTAACGCTGCAATTACTGACCCAACACCCCGTATGGAAATAGTTCCATACGGAAAAATTGAACTGTTTCGTGGACTTAAAAACCAGGAAACAGGGGAGTGGGAAACAACTGCATTTGTAAAAGAATTAAACGGTGAAGACGAAGAAGCACTTGCTGCGCTTGAGTCTGATGACGACCTTTTGTACGCACAGTACATGTCCCATCTGCTCAAGCGCAGTGTTGTTTCCATTGGAAATATAGACATTACAAAGAATCCAGGGTTGGTTGACAACCTAATTATTGGTGACCGAGATGCTTTGTTTTTGGAAACAGTTCGTGCTACTTACGGAATCTTTCGTGAATACCAAATTATTTGCCCACATTGCGTTAAATCAAACGATGTACAAATTGACTTGAATGACTTCCCAGTAAAGAAGTCAGATAAAGACCCAAAGGAACCGCTTAAGGTAACTCTAAAAGATGGAACAATTATGCAGTTCAATCTTGTTACTGCAAGTGACAGTCAGTTTGTAGGACTAAAAGCAAGAAGCATTCCTGAGCAAAATACGTTTTTAATTGCTCGTTGTGCTGTTTGGGAAGAAGGTAAAAAGCCTGCTGACCCTGTTGCATGGGCTAAAAAATTGGGTATGAAAGACCGAGCAAAGATTGTTGAAGCACTATCTGAAGCACAACCAGGGCCAGAAATCAAGGAGGTGGAAGCCCTCTGCGCCCATTGCGAGCAACCATTCCCAATCATGCTCAACTGGGCCGCACTTTTATTCGGCTGATTTAGTAGTACTATATTGGGAGTACGATACGATTGCCACGGTTTACAAGGGCTTCACGCTCAAGGATATTAAGACGATGACAGTACGCCAAAGAGCGTATTGGTCAGCAATGAGCAAATGGCGTAAACAGGAGTAATCATGGCTAAGAACGAACCTGACCTCTCAGGCAACGGTAAGGGTATCCCTAAAGGCAGTGCTACTGCTGACGTTCGTGCTCGCTTCAAATTAGATACAACTGAGTTTAATAAAATAAGTGCTGGTATCAAGGAGATGAAAGCCTCCTTCCAGTATCTTAACCAACAACTCCCAAACATTAATACCAAGTTAGAGAAGACACTAAAACTTCTTCAAGGTATTTCTAAGATTAATCCTGGGGCTCTTGGCGCTGGTGGAGGCGCAAACCCAGCAACTGGTGCTATCCCAGACAACCCAGTACCTGCATTAACTGGCTCAGTAATCAATGACGCTTCAGCAGCCAACGCAATTCAAAGCGCTAAAGGCCACACCATAATCATTGGTGGTGGTGGTGGTCGTGGCGGTGATGGTGACGGGGGAGGACTAACACCAGTTAAGGGTCTTAGGACAGCACAAGCATTAACTGCTGTTAATGCTGCTATTCAAGCATTAGATAACCGTATTACTTCTAACTATGACCGTTCATTAAGCGCTGACAAACTGGCTGTGTCCTACCAACAGCGCATGGGTATTACTCAAAACCAGTACTACCATCAAATGCGTAAACCTCTACAAGGTGAGCGTTTAGGATACGGCGGTATTAACGAACTTCTTGCGTTGCAGGCAAGCACTGGTATTGATGCCCAAAAGAATGCCGCAGGTATGGCAGGTCTTCGTGCAGTATCTGGTTACTCATTGAGCACAGGTGATATGGCATCAATGGCTCAAACACTTGGTTCTGCTCAAGTAAACAACCGAATGACCATGATGCTTGGTACTGGTCTTTATGGTCCTGGTGGGCAACAACGGTCAATGGACCAGGTAATTAGGGACATTACACAACGTACTGGTCTTACTAACGAAAAGATGTTGGCAGGTGCTCGTCAACAAGGTTCTGCCACACGTGCTCGTTTGTTGGCATCTGGTGTTCCTGAAGACATGGTTGACCTTGTTCTTGATTACGCAGAATCAAATGTGCAGTATCAGAAAAAGGGTGGGAAGGGAATGTATGACCCTTCCAAAAAGTCACAACGAAAGATGATGGGAATTGAAGACAACTTTGCTACACAGGCTGAAGAAACTGCCCGAACAAAAGAAGGAAGGGATGAAGACTTCTATAAGCGTCAGTCTGACAACTTTGCACAAATGGAAAAGAATACTCAGGCTGTAACTAAAGCATTAGGAAAACTTGAAGAAGTACTTTCTCCATTAATTGGAAAACGTATGGACTTTAAAGGAGGGATGGTAGAAAAAGGTATTGGTGGAGCATTGATGGGAATTGGTGCTATGAGCATGAGCAATCCTGCTACCTTTCCACTAGGAATGGCAATGACAATGCTTGGTGGCTCAATGTTCCGAGGTGACCCTGCTGTTGAACCAGGCTCTGCTGGAAACCAAGCAGCCTCTAATGGTAAGAGTGTTCCTGTTGGTTACGGAAAAGGAAACCGTGTACCTCTTTCATCATTAGGTAATGTTCCCACGTTTGGAAAACTTAATGCAACATTTAAAGACCGATTACTTCGTATGTTTGCAGAAAACCCTAACGTAGGTATTGGTGAAGGTTTCCGTAGTCAAGAAACACAAAGCCAACTGTTTAACTCTCGCTACAGAGAAGTAACAGATGGAAGCAAGGGCGATGTTACTTGGAACGGTAAAGAATACAAACTTATGACAGGTGCTCCAGCAGCACCTCCAGGTCGTTCTATGCACGAACTTGGTTTGGCTGCCGACCTTGTTGGTGACCTTGATTGGGTTGTTGCTAACGCAGCACGGTTTGGTCTTAAGACATTTAAAGATGTCAACGGAGAAAAATGGCACATTCAACCTAATGACATCCCTAACTCACGCTATGAATATGAAAAACAAGGCTCACCGTGGGGTACTCCTGCTGGTGTACAAAAAGGTAGTTGGGATGGAATTGGCCCTGACTTTGTTGGTGACAAATATGTTTCTGCTGGAGGAGTAGAAGGAAGTGGTTATGTAAACCTCCAAGGCATGTCTTTATCTGACCAAGTTTCTGCTATGGGTGTAAACCACGTTATGTATGACACTTCTACTGGTTCTTCATCATCCCCAAGTGTCAATGGTGTGTCACAAACACGTGTGTCAAGTACACCGCCACCAAAGGGTACTAGAAGCATGAAGGCAATGGACCCACGAACAATTGCTCAGATGATGTACAAGCGTGGGTTTAAAGGACAAGACTTAGTAAACATGCTTGCTATTGCTGGTCGTGAATCTAACTGGATTCCTGGAGTGTTCAACGGTAAACCACCAGATAAGTCATATGGCCTTTTCCAAATCAATATGCTTGATACACCAACAAACCCTATGGGTACTGTTCGTAGAAAGCGTTATGGTATTTCTAACGATGAAGAACTTTGGGACCCACTAACAAATATCAAGGCTGCACGTTTGGAGTTTGGTGGTGGCAACTACACACCTTGGAACACAGAAGGTGGACCAATGGCAAGAACATCGGAGTGGATGCCAAAGGCTCAAGCAGCCGTAGCAGAACTTGGGCTTAATCGTGGTGACCCACAATTTAGTTCACCTACTCGTGGTGGAACCAGTAACTTGACCGTTACTGGTGGAACTAATGTGACTATTGCGCCAACTATTCACGTGACATCTACTGGTAACAATGTTCAAGATGCACGAGCAATGGCTCATCAAATTGCCCAAATGCTAGACAAAGAATTACGTAGAGAATTGTTGAGGAGTAAATAATGGCTGGAGAAAATAGCCCAGAAGCACGAGCAAAGGCTGATGCTTATGCTTCTAAAAAAGCGCAACAAGTTCGTTTGCAAACTTTGAATGCAAATGTTAATACTCCAATAGTAAAAGTCAATACTAAAAAACAGGCATCGGCTGGTGCTATTAAACGTACTGACGCTAACGGTAGAAGTGGTTTTGGTGTTACATCTAGTACTGGTACTACTGCTGACGGACCTGACTCGTCATTAAAAGGTGCTTATGACTATGACCCAAACAGTGCTTTAAACAAATCATGGAATACCCCTAATGGTGGTATCCAAAACCCTAGATTTATTTATCCAGGTTACACAAATCGTGATGCGGTAAACAATAAAACAGTAACAGTAGAACGTGGTTATATTCGTAGACTTACTGAGTTTTACGATAAAGAAAATAAACAAGCGCAGACTACTGGTAAGTCAACTGCTTCAACAATTAGAAATATGAAATGTAACTTTCAATTTAACCCTGACAACATTACAAGAATGGTTACTGCTGAAAGCGATATGCAGTTCTTCTTTAACCAAGACCCATCTCAGTTAGCCCAACCAATTCCTGGTAAGGCTGGTTTTGCTTTTGAACTTTTGTTTAACCGAGAAGCAGAGGTTGCCTCACAAAGATACCTTGTTGGGGATAAAACAGTAAAAGCAAACTTTAGAGAAAACATAACAAACACAATAGATTATTTAGACCCATCAAAACCATATGACCCTTCATGGGTAACACGTATTGGTGTACTCGCTGACATTTTAATTTTGGATGACGTTATTGGTCAAGGTCTTGCAAAAGATATTTATAATGCCATACAAAGTGAGCAAGAGGCTGATGCTGCTGGCAACAAGTGGGGATTTTCTAAAGACTCACCTAGTTCTCCAACTAACCCAACGGGTGAAGACACTAAGAAAATTGACCAAAATAGGTATAACGCATACTCAATGAACATTGGTAACAAAGCATTTCTTACACCTACACCTGTTCGTATTCTATTTACTAAGTGGATGATGGTTGAAGGATTTGTCCAATCAATTCAAGTTACGTTTAATAAGTTCTCTTCTGACATGATTCCAACACAAGCAACTGTAATGATTCAAATGCAGGCTTTGTACATGGGCTTTGCTCAACAGAACACGTTCCTTACTCAGTTGCCAGACATTGGTGTTGGTGATAATAATGCACCAATTGTAACAACACCATCTCCAAACACTCCTGAGTTTGATAGGTATAAAGAATACGATGACTTGTTAAAGAAAAAAGACTTCTTTAACAGAATTTATTCTATAAACCACGTACCTAGAAACGGTAAGTATCTATACACACAAATACCACCCGCACCAAGTGGACCAGAACAACCTGCTCTTTTGTTTAAACATTTGTTTGAACAGACAGATGAAGCATCAGTAATGTTTTGGATAAGTGAAGAAACACGCATTGGTAAAAACGGTGAAGACTGGATAAACCAATGGAAGAGTGAGGGAAAGAACTTTAGTTTTTATTGGGATGGAGTGTTAAAAATATACTGGGATTCCCACGTAGTAAATACAAATGGAACTGCAAAGACTCGTCAAACATTCGTTGCTGATGCACCTGGAAGTTACATCTATAAACCAGGAGCACCACCAAAACAATCTTCAACCGATTTTGCCCAATGGGGAACTGAAAAAGACCCGTGGGTGTTTAAGGTAGAGGGTCAGTTAGCCACAGCAGATACTGGAAGATTTGG